TGAATATGAAACTAATTCTTTAGTAGATAGATTCAATAGAGTATATTCTACAGCCCCTACCTCTTTATTAGGAGCTCAGTTCAACCTTAACTATCAATATTTAAGAACCCAACTATACTCAGAATATGATGTTATGGATCAAGACGCTATTATAGCTTCTGCACTTGATATTATTGCTGATGAATCAACTCTTAAAAACGATATGGGGGAGGTACTTCAGATTAGGAGTTCAAATGAAGATATTCAAAAGGTACTATATAACTTATTTTATGATGTTTTAAATATTGAGTTTAACCTATGGATGTGGGTTAGACAAATGTGTAAATATGGTGATTTTTTCTTAAAGTTAGAAATAGCTGAAAAGTTTGGAGTTTATAATGTTATTCCTTATACAGCATACCACATTGAAAGAGTAGAAGGACAAAATCCAGATAACCCTTCTGAAGTAAAGTTTAGATGGAATCCTGATGGTTTTGCTGGAAGTTCTTATGGTTATTATAATGCCCCTAACCAACCTGATGATAGTAGTAGAGGAGGAGTAACATATGATAACTATGAAATGGCTCATTTTAGAATGGTAGCAGATGTAAATTATTTACCTTATGGTAGATCATATATTGAACCAGCTAGAAAATTGTATAAACAATATGCTTTAATGGAAGACGCAATGTTAATCCATAGAATAGCCCGTGCACCAGAAAAAAGAGTATTTTATGTAAATGTAGGTTCTATTCCTCCTAATGAGGTAGAGGCATTTATGCAGAAAACAGTTTCAAATATGAAACGTGCTCCAATGATGGATGAAAAAACAGGTGAATATAACTTAAAGTATAACATGCAAAACATGCTTGAGGATTTTTATATTCCTGTTAGAGGAAATGATAGTGCTACTAAAATAGAGACTACACCTGGTTTATCTTATGATGGTATACAAGATGTAGAATATTTAAGAGATAAACTATTTGCTGCCCTTAAAATCCCTAAAGCATTTTTAGGATATGATGAAAATATAGAAGGTAAAGCTACACTAGCAGCAGAGGATATTAGATTTGCTCGTACAATAGATAGAATACAAAGAATATTATTATCTGAGTTAAATAAAATAGCTTTAGTACACTTATACACACAAGGGTATACTGATGAAACTTTAACTAACTTTGAGTTATCAATGACTACTCCTTCAATCATATATGATCAAGAAAGGATTGAGTTACTTAAATCAAAAGCTGAACTAGCAGGAACTTTATTAGAACAAGGATTAGTACCATCAGATTGGATTTACCATAATATCTATCACTTTAGTGAGGATCAATATGATGAGTATAGAGCCTTAACTAGAGAAGATGCTAAACGTAAGTTTAGATTAGATCAAATAGCAGCTGAAGGTAATGACCCAGTTGAAACAGGCCAATCATATGGTACACCCCATGATTTAGCTAACCTATATGGTAAAGGCAGAATGTATTCAGATCCAGGTAATGTACCTGATGGATATAATGATGATGCTGAACTAGGCAGACCTAAAGATTCAATAACTAATAGAGGTAAACAAGATAATAACTTTGGAAAAGATCCTTTAGGTACAAAACGTATGAAGGATACAGATAAAAATGATGGAAATAATAGATCTTCTATATCAGAGTTTGAAAAACCAGAAGTTACATATCTAAAAAATAAGGATATATTTAAGCAGTTAAATAAAAAACAACTAGTGTTTGAGAGGGACAAAAAGGACAGTACCTTATTAGATGAATCTCAACTAAAGGACTAATATTTATAATTAAATACACTTTTTTGATGAAAATTAAGAATTCTAAATTTAAAAATACAGGTATATTATTTGAATTACTTGTAAGACAGATCACAGCCGACACCTTAAGAGGTGTTGACTCCCCCGCCATAGATTTACTAAAAAAATACTTTGTAAAAAGTGAATTAGGTCGTGAATATAAGTTATATGAGTCAATCCAAAAATCACCCATACTAAACGAGAACAGAGCATCAGTTCTTATAGAAACAGTATTAGATAATTCTAAAAAGTTTAATAGGACTTTCCTTAGAAAACAAAAGTATAATCTTATTAATGAGATACAAAAACACTATGATGTAAATCAGTTTTTTAACTCTAAGATTAAAAACTATAAAGAATTAGCTTCTCTATATACACTAATTGAGGGATATAATTCATCAACTATGATCAATACTGAACAGTTGATGAATAATAAAATAACCTTATTGGAACACTTAACTAAGCAAAAGTTAGATCCTACTAAGAAAGAGGAAGTACTACTTGAGTTTGCTACATATGATGAGGATACAAGATCTCTTACTTATAGAATATTGTTAGAAAAATTTAATAGCAAGTATGAAGTATTAAGTTTAGATCAAAAACAAGTATTAAAAGAATTTATTAATTCTGTAGATTCGACTCCAAGTTTAAGAACTTTTTATAATATTAAAATAAATGAGTTAAAATCTACTCTAAATATTGAAGCTGAAAATATTAAAGATAAAGCTACTAAAATCAAGATTACTGAAGTTGCTAAACTATTAGTAGAGTTAAGTAAAACAGATAAAATCAATGATGATAACTTAGTTGATTTACTACAATATTATGAATTAGTAAAAGAAATCAAAATTTCCAATGGGGTATAAGTATAAAGTAAAAGAAATAGAAATTGGTGATGTTAGTACCACTAGTGGTGTACAAACCACAGTGAGTGACATTAATCCAGAAACAGGAACTGTTTCTTGGGATATTAAAAAAGTACCAAATTTTGATACTGTATTTTCTACTTTTAAAAAACTAAGAACACAATTTAGTAGTCTATCATCTAAAACTGAAGATACTATAATTGACGATATGGCAATGGATATTATGAGTAAGTTTAATGAGTATCGTACCCATATTAGAAAAAATTATCCTGATGTATATAGAAAATCATTCGGAGTAAGTGAAGCAGTATTTACTAATAAATTTAATCTTCAATCTCAAGATATAGGTAAACTACAAAAACAAGCTAAATTTAATTCAGAAACATCTATGCCATTTAGTTTAGTAACTAATGTAGAAGCAGGTGTTAAGGGTGCTGACAAAGATATGGTAGCTAAATACTTTAATGATGATGTAGCTATACTACAATTTTACCCTATGGAAAATAGCGAAAATGATACTATATATGATGCTGTTGATGAAGAGGGTATTACTACAATTAAGGGTTTAATGAAACAACAATTTGGATTAGATCTAGTTAATCCAATGATGCTTAAAGGAAAAAAACACTGTTCAGCTGATGGAGAAGTTTGTAGTGTTTCTCATTATTTAGTTTTTGGAAAAACAGTAGATGAAATGTCTACAAGTGGGGCCGCAGGTGCTTATTTAACACCTTATGCTTTTAAATTACCTAAAAAGAAAAAAAAGAAAAAAGCAAATGAAGGTACTTGTGGATATGATAGAGATACTAATACAGGAAAAAAACTAACTACCCCTGGTGGGTTAAAAGAAGATAAATCTGATGCTAAAAGATGGTTTGTTAACTTAATGTATTATTATAATAAGGGATTAACAAGTCCTGACTTAAAAGACCCCGCTGATAAAGAAGAATATAAAAAACTAACTAAATCCTTTTTTTCTACTTTAAAAGAATCTAAATCTGAAGATCCAGGTGCAACATTAGGACCAGGTCCCGCCGCTGGAGAAGATGGAGTAAAAGATAATGCTTATGTAAAGCAGTTCAAATATCAACTAGTACCTAAAGATAAAAAAGGTAACTATGTACAGAAAGGTTCTGGTCTTGAAGTAAAAAATCTTTTTTGATATTTATAATATGAAATATAAACTTAATATTAAAGAGGAGGATAGTGATATTAAAAAATTTCAAGAAGAACGTATTGAATCGTTTAGTGAGATTGAAGATAAATTAGAAACAATAAAAAAATCTTTAAGATTAGCTAAAATAGATACAGTAAAAAATTATAGAGAAAATCCTAATAGCTATGATGTCGTTTATGGCACAGATTTAATTAGTGATTATTTAAATGACATTGAAACTTTATTACAACAATAAAAATAAATTATGAAAGACTTATTAGATAAATTCAAAAAATCTTTAGAAACTAAAGAAGAAAATCTTCTTAAAGAAGATATAGGTGGTATGGTTGATTTAAAACCTATTACTAAGATTGAAACCTTAAACTCTCCTAAAGCAGATTGGGAAAACAAGTTTGATGCTTACTTAGCTGAAGCTAGTAAAGAGTCTTTAAATCCTATTGTTGATAATAAAGTAGAAAAAGAAATCAACACTAAAGAAGGTGAAGAAAAAATTAAAGCTGTAGAAAAAGAAACTGCTGAAGAAGTAATAAATACTCAAGACAGAAATTATGATTATTCTCCTCAAGTAGATAATATCAATAACGTCAATGGTCAAGAGATGTTAAATGGTGTGTATTTAGAAGTT